TATGGCTATTATGAATGGTGGGAACTATGTTCCTTCTAAACCAAAGAAGACCCGTCAAGGATGTTCACAGTACACTCTTCTGAGTGCTACATCACGTAATAAAGCAAAGAAGCGTTATAGAGGTCAAGGCAAATAAATTATAATTAAACCGGGGTTATACCCGGTTTTTTTATGTAAAATAATAAACCCTTACCTACATATAATATAAACCAGTAAAGGACTTATTATAAATGGAGAACCAAGACAATTTACTTCGTGAGATCGCTAATGATGGACTCACACCCAAGAAAAAGAAATCCGTCAATACTGATGGTCTTTTTGAGACAACTGATTGTTCTCATCCTGATCATCAATGTACTTGTGGTACTCAACAAGTAACCCTAAACGAATTCTAAAGATACTGTCTAAATAAAGACAGTATTCCTGTATTATTGTGCCAGTCCAAAGGGTTAGTAAAGAATTTAAAGACATTAGCGCTTCATTTCAGATTAACCCTCTGAATAATGATTTGATTGTAATTAAAAATACTAATGCTATTGCAAGATCGATTCGTAATTTAATTTTCACACAGAAAGGAGAAAGACCATTTGAACCAAATTTAGGTTCAGGTGTTTATGGTATTCTTTTTGATACTATTGATAAACAGTCTGCTTCTGTTATTCGTGATGAAATTATTGAAGTTATTGAAAATTATGAACCAAGAGTAGATATTACTGAAGTCTTGGTTAAACCAAATTACGATTCTGCTGCAATGGATGTGACTCTTCAGTATGAAATTGTTGGTATTAATGTACCAGCACAGGAATTAACGTTAGCATTAGAACCCACTAGGTAAATGCCTTTAGTAAATTTTAGTAACTTAGATTTTGATCAGATAAAGACTTCACTTAAGGATTACCTTAAGGCGAATTCAAACTTTACTGATTACGATTTTGAAGGGTCCAACCTTTCAACCATTATTGATGTGTTAGCTTATAACACATACATTACTTCATATAACACCAACATGGTGACAAATGAAGTATTCATTGATAGTGCCACGTTGAGACAGAACGTCGTCTCCTTGGCAAGAAATGTTGGTTACCTTCCAAGATCTAGGAAAGCATCGAAAGCAAATATTAGTTTTAACATCGATGTTAATAACACCCAGGCAGCATCAATTACATTAAAGGCTGGAATTTGTGTTACCACTAGTTCAAGATTCGCAAGTAATAATTTTACATTTATTGTTCCATCGGACATTACAGTACCAGTAGGTTCTGATGGGTTTGCAAAGTTTAGTAATATTGATGTTTATCAGGGAACATGGATCACACAAGCATTTTCTGTAAGTTCTAGACTTCCTAATCAAAAGTTTATTCTTTCTAATCCTGGTATCGATACTGATCTACTTAATGTTAATGTAAGAGAATCAGAGACATCAACAGTTCAACAGAAATATACATTATCTGATAGTTTATTTGAAGTTACAAGTAAGTCAACAATATATTATATTAAGGAAATAGATGATGAGAGATATGAAATCTTGTTTGGTGATGGTGTTTTTGGTAAGAAGTTAGAAGAACCAAACTACATCACTATTAGTTATCCAGTTTGTGCTGGACCAGAAGCAGATAATATTGATAAATTTAGATTTAGTGGTAGTCTAGTAGATAACAATGGTATTGTTATTAATAACGGTATTTCACTTATTACTACAAATACTGCATCTTATGGTGGAAAAGATATTGAGACAACAGAATCTATTAAGAAATATGCAACTCAAATCTACTCATCACAGAATAGAGCAGTTACTGCAGCAGATTATGAAGCCATTGTTCCTATATTGTATCCAGAAACTGAATCTGTATCCGCATTTGGTGGAGAAGTACTGACACCTCCAGCATATGGAAAGGTTTTTATCAGTGTTAAACCAAACAATGGTGTGTATCTTTCTGGAGATCTTAAAGAAAACCTTGTAAATAATTTAAAGAAACACTCTGTTGTTGGTATTGTACCAGAGATTGTTGATCTCAAATATTTGTATGTTGAAACAGATGTCAATGCTTATTATAATACAGACATTGCACCTTCTTCTTCCTATATTAGGTCACTAATTATAGAGAATATCCAAAACTATTCAAATTCCAGAAGTTTGAATAGATTTGGTGCAAGATTTAAGTATAGTAAGTTTCAAAAGATTGTTGATGATAGTCATGCTTCCATCACTTCAAACATCACCACAGTGATCATGAGAAGAGATTTGGAACCTGTGTTAAATAGTTTTACCGAATACGAAATTTGTTACGGAAATCGGTTTCATGTTAGGAGTGAATTAGGTTACAACATTAAATCTTCGGGATTTAAAGTTAGTGGTATCAGTGATACTGTTTATTTTGGTGATATTCCAAATAGTGATTTAAAAACCGGAACGATCTTCTTGTTTAAATTAAATTCACCAACTGAACCGGTTATTCTAAAACAGTCTATTGGGACAATTGATTACGTTAAAGGTGAGATTGTATTGAATCCAATCAATATTATATCAACATCTATAGTTAAATCAATTCCTTTAATTGAGATTTCTGTCTCACCATATTCAAATGATGTAATTGGATATCAAGATCTTTATTTACAATTAGATCCATCTTCTAGTATTGTAAGTACTCTTGCCGACAATATATCATCTGGTAATGATGTTTCTGGAACAAATTATAATGTATCATCCAGTTATACAAACGGAACACTAATCAGAAGTTAAAGAATGTCAGTAGATAGAATTAAGTTCCAGAATATTGTCGAGAGTCAAGTTCCCGACTATGTTAGAGACGATTTTCCGCTTCTTGTTGATTTTTTAAAACAATATTATGTGTCACAAGAATATGAAAGTGGAACATATGATCTTGTTCAAAATATTGATCAGTATGTAAAGGTTGAGGAATTAACACATCTCACAACCTCTACTATTCTTGGTGCGAATTTATCATATACTGACACAACAATTACAACCAATAGTAGTGGTAACTTTACTGAAGGGTTTCCAACTAGAGATGGTCTAATTCAGATTGATGATGAGATTATTTACTATGAGTATAAGACAGAAACCGCCTTTGAGAATTGTAGAAGGGGTTTTAGTGCGGTAACTTCCTACGAAGGATCCAATACACCTGATGAATTAGTATTTAAATCATCAGAGGCTGATACTCATACTGCAGAAGTAGAGATTAAGAATTTAAGTATTATATTCTTACAAAAATTCTTAACTAAGCTGAAGACTCAGGTTCTTCCTGGTTTTGAGGATAGAACTTTATATACTGGATTAAATCAAGAAAATTTTATCCATCATGCTGATAGTTTTTATAAGTCTAAAGGTACTGATCGGTCTTTTGAAATTCTTTTCAGAGCTCTTTATGGTCAAGATGTAGAAGTTGTTAGACCTAGTGATTTTCTGTTAAGACCTTCTAATGCAAACTTCAAAGTAACCACCGACATTATTGTTGAAAAGTATCTTGGTGATCCTATGGATCTCAAGAATAAAACTCTTTTCCAAGATAGTACAGGATCCCGTGGTTCTGTTAGTAATGTTAGACCTGTTGTATATAATGGAAAGGTCTATTATCAGGTCAGCCTTGATCTTGGTTACGATAGGGATATTAATGTAGATGGAACTGTATATTCATCTTTTGTACCAAATAAGAAGACAAAGATATTAAATGATGTTTCTATCGGTTCAACATATATTGATGTAGAATCTACTATTGGTTTTCCACAGAATGGTATAATTGACACTACTGATATTGATGGTGTTGAGTATGCTACATCATTCACTTCTAAAAATGACAATCAATTCTTCAATGTCCCTTCAGTAACCAATAAGATTAAAGAAGGAACTGATATCACTTTATATGATCTTGCATATGCATATGTAAGTGAAAGTATTACCCAAGAGAAGATTGAAGTAAAAATATCTACAGCACTTAAAGATATTGTATTTGAAGATAAGAATCACTCTCTAAAAAAGGGTGATACAATTAATTTAAAATCTATTGGTATTAGTAAAAATACAGAAAAGACAAAAAACTGGAATTTAAATATTAAGGCTAATTGGAAAGTAAAAACACTTACTATTGCTGATGCTTCTCAAAAGAGATATAGTGTTAAATTAAACCAAGACCATAATATTTTAAACTCCAACAACAAAGTTACCTTTACTGACAATAAAAATAATGTCACTGAGGCAATTGTTGTTTCTATTACTTCTAGTGACACATTTACTGTAACTACACAAAATTTACTTGATCTTACAGAAGATTATTCTGTAGAGAATCAAACACTATCTGTAAACTCAACAAAGTATCCATATCTTAATAAGTATTTTGTAAATGTTCAAAATATTTACTCCAAAAATAATAATGATCTTCTTGTTTCATCCAACTCAATACCATCATTTAATAATGTTTTAATTAATCCATATAATAGATCATTGAAGTTTAGTGGTGTGGCAACCAATAATACCATCCAATTACTTAATACTGGTGATCATGGTTACTATACTGGTGATACAATTTACTATACACCGGGAACAATAACTACTACCACAACAGATACTGATGGAAATATAATTACTATAACATCTCCATCAACATTTGAAGGTGTTGAAGAAGGTGTTTTCTACATTAAGAGAGTTGACAACTTAAACATAAAGTTGTCAAAGAGTAGTTCAAATCTTTTCAATGATATTTTTGTTACATTAAACGGTTCTGTTGTTGATGTTACCCTTGAGTACTTTAACTTTCATAATAAAACATTTGAACCTCAATCTATTTACAGAGAAATTTCTTCACCTGTAAATAAGAGCGGTGAATATAAGACTGTTACAGGATACACTGGTATTCTGAATAATGGTGTCGAGATCTTAAACTATAAGTCTCCCAATAAATTAAACTATGGTACTATAAATGAGTTTAAAGTTGTAAATGGTGGTAAAGGATATGATGTTATCAATCCACCCATCCTAAAAGTTAATGACATTGTAGGAACTGGTGCAACCGGTGTCGTTAATGTCAAAGGTCAGTTAGAAAGAATTGATATACTTAATAGTGGTTTTGATTATCAACAAAGACCTATTGTCACTATATCTGGTGGTAATGGTATCAATGCATCTGCTGAAGCAAGACTATCTTCAGTAACACATGATGTCACCTTTAACGCTGAACAGAACTCTGCACAGGTCAGTCTTGGTTCTAGTACCATTGGATTTTCTACCTTTCACAAATTTAGAGACAGTGAGGAGGTAATATACCTCACAGACAACCAGAAGGCCGTTGGAGGTCTTTCTACTGCCGCCTCATACTATGTTGGAGTTGTAGATAGCAAGACTATAAAACTCTATGAAAACTTTGACGACTCTATTGTTGGTATTAATACTATCAGACTTAGTTTCTTTGGTAATGGAGTTCAGAAGTTTAGATCTTCTACACTGAAAGATATTGTTACTTCTATTGTTGTTACAAATCCTGGTACAGGATATGAGAACAAAGAGAGAGGAATTGTTGGTGTTAATACGGCATCGAATGAGTTTACCATTAATGACCATGGTTACTCTGAGAAAGAGATTGTAAATTATACAGGTTCGACTATCGATGGTTTGGCTCAGTCCAAAGATTATTATGTTGTAAAGATTGATGATAATAAGTTCTCACTTTCAGAAGTCGGAACTGGAAACACCTCTACTGACTATTATTATAATAGAAATGTTTTAGTTGATCTGAGATCAACAGGTTCTGGTTCTTTTAACTACAAACCAATTGTTGTTAGTGTTGATGGCATCACTGGTGTATCCACTAGAACTGGTCAAGACTTCTCTTGTCAGGTTCAACCAATATTCAGAGGAAATATTGAATCTATCAATGTGACTAATAATGGTGTTGGATACGGTTCATCAGAGGTTATCAACTTTTATAGAAAGCCAGTTACAACTATCTTTAGTGGTTCTGCTGCGATTCTCATTCCTGTCATCAATAATGGCCAGGTCGTAGATGTTTTGATCAATAATCCTGGTTCAGGATACAACTCTCCTCCTGATTTAGAACTTCAGACTACAACTGGTAAGAATGCGGTACTAACACCAGTCCTTAATGATGGAAAAATTGAATCTGTTAATATTATTAAGAGTGGTGCAGGATATGTTCCAAACAAAACAACTATTAAAGTAACAGCATCTGGTAATGAGGCTGTGATTGATCCAATGATCGATCAATGGAATATTAACTTGTTTGAAAGAAACTTTAATAGTATTAATGATGATGATGGTTTTCTTGACATTAATATTAATAATGATGAGTTACAATATTCATATCTTTATGCTCCTCGTCCATTAAGAGAAAATACCTTTGTTATTTCTGGAACCTCCGATGATAATACCCGCTATGGAGTTCCAGACCTTGAAATTGTAAATGGTATTGAAGTCTCAAATGTATTTCATTCACCAATCATTGGTTGGGCATATGATGGTAATCCCATCTATGGTCCATATGCTTTTAATCAGGCTGATGGTTCTTCTTTTGTAAAGGAAATGAAGTCTGGATATGAGTTAAAGACTTCTTCCTTAAACAGACCACCTATTTCTTTATATCCCTTAGGTTTCTTCATAGAAGATTACATATACACTGGTGCTGGTGATCTTGATGAACACAACGGTAGATTCTGTGTTACACCAGATTATCCAAATGGAACCTATGCATACTTCGCAACAATTAATACAATCAATGACTCTGTTGGACCCTTCAAAAATTTCAGGAGACCACAGTTCCCATATCTGATTGGTGATTCTTATAACTCATTACCAAACATCACTAATTTTAAAACAATATCCAATCAGAATGATTATGATATTCAAAGTAATGGTTGGTTGAGAAATACTTACAACTATAATCTCAATGATAATGGTTATAAGTATATCTTCAATTCTAATCTTGTAAACAAACAGAAGATAGATGTTACTTCAGCATCTCTGGGTGTGGTTGAAGAAGTTGATATTTTGGTAGGTGGTTCTAATTATAAGGTCAATGATGAGATTATATTTGATGATTCAAATAGTGGTGGAAATGGGGCACGTTCAAGAGTCACATCAATTGAAGGTAATACTATCAACACTGTTAGTGTTGCCACAACATCATTTTATGATGTAGAATTTACTCCATTCTCTAATAGATCATTTATTGGATTTTCAACTCAAATTCATTCATTTAACAATGATGACATTATAAATGTAAGTGGATTGTCATCTTACTTTAGTGGATTTGATAGAGCATACAATGTCGGTGTAAGAACAGACAACTTTGTATTAACTCTTGGTATTTCTACTGCAAGTACTAATGACGTTGATTACTTATATGTAAATGGTATTCTTGAGTATCCGTTTATCAGGCCTGATGATATCTTTACAATTGATGAAGAGAAAGTAAGAGTTTTAAATCTTGACCAGAGAACAGGAAGGATTAGAGTCCAAAGAGCAGTAGAAGGAACCAGTCCTGTTCCACATCAAAATAGCTCTATTCTCTATGAGAATCCTAAGAAGTTCCGTATTAATGTAGGTTCTCTCAAGACTACCAGAATATTTAATGTAAATGAAATCCTTTATTTCGATCCTGCAGAATCTGTTGGTCTTGGGACTGTGTTGGGAACAGGTATTGGTAATACTATCACATTCTCAAATCCTGGTGTTGGTCAAACTCAAGTATTCATTGAACCACAATCAATTTACTATCCACATCATAACCTAAAACTTAATGATTCACTAATCTACACACCAAATGGTGGTACAAGTATTGAGGTTTGGAATGGATCTTCTACTGGATATGTGAACCTCTCATCATATCAGAACCTTTATGCCGTTCCACTGTCCGATAACACTCTCGGTATTAGTTCTAATAAGGTAGGACTTGATTCTACTGGAAGTTATATTGGTGTTAATACTTCTACCGCTCTTCTTTATATTACTAATGTTGGTGTAGGTAATACTCACAAATTTACTACTAATTTTAATAATGTAATTACTGGTGAAGTTTCTAAAAATATTATAACTGTATCCACTGCTTCTACTCATGGTTTGACAGAAGGGGATCTTGTTAATATTGACATTAAACCAAATGTTGAAGATACTGTAATAGTCAAATATAATGATTTTAATAGAAGAATTGTATTTGATCCTAAGACATTTACCTCAGGTGATGTTGATATTGTACGTAACTCTATTAACTTCTCTGGAGAGTTTTTCAAACTTGGGGATAAGGTTATTCATACCTCCTCTTCACCTTCTAGTGGTCTTGAGGATAATGCAATCTACTACGTAGTTCCTTTCAATAGAACTAAAGTAAGACTAGTAAGAGAAAAATATGAGGTTAATTTAGTTAGTCCAAACTTTATTGATATTACTAGTGCATCTGGTGGTACACTTTCCAAAATCAATCCACGGATTCAAACTAAGAATAATAATACACTTACATTTAATCTTTCTGATTCTTCATTATCATTCATCAGTGGTGGAAATGAATACTCCGCTTTTAGTATGAATCTTTATTCGGATAGAGAGTACTCTAACATCTTCTTTACCACAGGTGAAACAAGTCAGTTTGAAGTTATTAAGACTGGAAGACCTGGTGTTGATTCAGATGCAAGTCTTAAATTATCTGTTCGTGATACTGTTCCAACACAACTCTACTACAGATTTGAACCAGATCATCTGAATATTATACCATCAATTAAATCTGATATTATTATTGATAATGATGTTAATGTACATAATTCTGTTGAAGTTGTTAAATCTCTTTATAATGGTAGTTATAACATCGTAGGTGTAGGATCGACATCGTTTGATTATACTATTAAGGATATTCCCGATGTTTCCTTATATAATTCTTCTAATTCAACTCTGAAGTATACCACAACTTCTAAGAGTGCGTTTGGTGCGATTTCAAACATCAATGTTGATGATGGTGGATCAGGATACAAAGAACTTCCTGGTATAACTTCAATAAGAAGTGGTATTGGTAGTAATGCAATAGTTACACTTTCTAGTAATAGTATTGGTGAAATTCTATCTACTAAGTTTGAAGAGATTGGTTTTGATTATCCTTCTGATCAGACACTTAAGGTTGTTACAAATACTCCAGAAGTTTTGGAAGTAGAAGCACTACAATCAATTAAAAATATTATTGTTACTTCTTCTGGTAAGAATTATTTGGTAAATCCAAAACTAGTCCTTCTTGATGGTTTTACTAATAAGGTTTTCTCAGATGTAGACCTTAGATATAATCTTGGTGACACTGAGGTTGAAATCCTTAGGAATACAAACGGTCTTTATAGTACAACACCAACAATTATTCCAACCAGGAATTCCAATGGTGTTGGTATTTCTTCGATTTCTTATACAGAGTCAACCAAAAATGTCAGAGTATATTTGGGTTCTCAGTTCAGTGATTCGGTAGACTTTAGATATAAGACTGGTGCAAAAGTTTTGATTGAGGGAATCTCTGTTGCTATTGGTTCTACAGATATTGGATATAACTCTGAAAACTATAATTATGCTCTGTTTGATGTAACTGGATTTGATATGCAACTTGGTGGTTCTGGTGCATACTTTGAATATAGTCTTGATGGTTATCTGAAGCCTGGTGAAAGTCCCGGTATTGTGGATGAAGCAAGATCTACAGGTAGAGCAATTCCTGAAAGTGATTTCCCAGTTTTTGATATTAATTTGAAACCAAATAACTTCTTTACTGATGAGATTGTAAATTCTGGTACTAATAGTGGTATTGTTGAGAGATGGAACCCTACTAACAGAACATTGGTAGTTTCTACTTCTGATGAGTTTGAAGTTAATTCAAAAATTATAGGAGAAGCTTCTGGAACTGAAGTCATTATTCAGAAGAAATTTGACTTTAATTCAACGGTTGCAACTGGAGCAGGTACTACGATCATTGATGGATGGAAAACAAATATTGGTTTCTTGAATGACAGTCTTCAGAAAACTCCAAACAATGAGTATTATCAGAATCTTTCTTATTCACTTAAGTCAACTGTTCCTCTAGAAAAATGGGATGATGCAGTTTCTAGTCTTGGTCACGTTGCAGGTCTTGCTAAGTTTGCAGACTTAATTGTAGAGTCAACAGAACAAACTCCAGGTGGTATTATTGTATCTACACCAGAGTCTGATGTTGAAGTTGTTATTGATGTTATTAGTGAATCAAGTATTCATTGTTGGCAAGACTTTGATAATGTTTCTGAGAATTCTTTTTATATTAATGGACTTCTTATATCTGATGAAATTATATTTGAAAATAAGATTCTCACTGATTTCAATGAATCCTTTGGTAACAGAGTTCTGAGTATCGATGACTTTAGTAGTGAGTTTAATAGTGTTGAAAGACCGGATAAGTTTGCAAATGTTGGTCAATTCCCTTCAAATTACACCTACAATAAGATCCTTGTTTATACTAGAGATCAGGTTCTTACTAATGAGAGACAGATTGATTTCTTATCAGTTCTACACAATAAAAATACTACCCTTATTTCTCAATATGGAACTCTTGATACCAAGTACTTAGGTTCTTATGACTTCGTTCCTTCATCAGATGGGACAGAGTGGTTCATAAGATTCTATCCAATTTACTTTGCATATCATTCTTATGATCTTAGCTCGATTTCATTTAGTCTTCTTGATAACATTAGTGGTGTAGGAACAACTACATTCGGTGATATTGTTCAGGCTGATAGTTCAAGAGTTGATGTTGCAATTGGTACAACTACAACCGTTACTTCTATTCCAACTACGTATAGATCTGCCAAGTTACTTGTACAGATTGAAGATACTACAAATAATTATTCTGTTGATGAACTAAATTTAGTTCATGATGGAACTGATGTTTATCTTTTAGAATATGGCGATCTTGCAACAAATACAGTTGGATTTGGTACTTTCAATGCTTATATCGATGGTAGTAATATTGATGTTGATTTCATTCCAAATGTAGGTGTTGCTCTTACTGTCAACACATCGATCATTGCTACTTCTGATACTGGGACTGGTCCAGGAACGATTTATCTAGATAATTCAAAATTAGAGTCTAAACTTACTTCGATTTCAGCATCTGGTTCACCAGGTGTAACCACGATTGCATCATATTCAGGGAATATAGAATCTTCTTACTATATTGTTACTGTTAATGATACAACAAACTCCGAATATGAGTCATTTGAAGTTATTTCACTTTCGTCTCCAACTACACCAGCTGAGTTTGTTGAATATGCAAATGTCCAGAGTAGTGGTTCTTTGGGACAAGTTGGTATTGAAACGACCAGTTCTTGGCCAGACATATTGAATCTTACATATACTCCTAATTCGGGTATTGATGTTGAGGTAAGAGTGTTCTCTGTTGGTATGGAACCTCCTACTGACAATACTAGACCAACAGATATAGATTTGAATAATTCACATATTCATACTAATGAGGGCATCTATAAGGGAACATTAACTGATAAGAAAACTGCATTTGGTCTAACGCATAATGGCGATCAAATTTTCGTGAGAGGATTTGATGGTAGTGATCCAACAATTGTTGATATAACAAAAAATAGTGTAACCATTCCAAATCACTTCTTTGTAACTGGTGAAGAAGTCACTTACACTTCTCCTGGTATTGGAAGTACTGCATCGATTGGTATTGGTACAACAGCAATTCCTGGTATTGGTGTTACTGATAAGTTACCAACATCTCTTTATGTTGTTGCTCCAAACAATAAGGAACTTAAATTTAGTAGTAGTGCGGAAAATTCTCTAAAATATGACCCCATCGTTCTTGACATTGAGTCTATAGGTAGTGGTGCTGGACACAGTATTACTTCCACAAAACAGGATCAAAAGGTTCTTCTTGCGATTGATAATATTGTTCAATCACCAATTGTTTCTTTTGGTATTACAACCACTCTTGCACAAGATGTTGTGTTTGAACAGGATATTCTTTTGTCTGGTATCACTTCAATCTTCACTGGTGACAATCTTCGTATTGGTAATGAGATTGTTATGGTTGCCTCTGTCGGAGCCGGTAATACAACATCAGTTAATGTTATTAGAGCAAGAATGGGAACAACTAGACATTCACACTCTACTGGTGATCTGGTTGAGAAGTTGAGTGGTGAGTATAATATCGTTAACAATACTGTGAATTTTGCATCTGCACCTAAGGGTCCAGAACCAATTGCAGTTGGTGCAACTGTTGATCCTGATAGTACTGATTGGACCGGTATTACTACTACTTCATCTTTCCAAGGAAGATCTTTTATGAGATCCGGTATTGTGGGTACATCTGACGAAACATATACTCAGAACTACATATTTGATAATATCTCCTCTCAGTTTACTGGTATTGGAAGTGAATTTTCTATGAAGGTAGATGGTTCTGATGTCACCGGTATCGCATCACATAATCCATTCATTGTTCTCAATGGCATAGTTCAACAACCAACAGGTTTACAACCACATTCACTTCAGGTTGGTGATTATAGAATGACTGAGAATACTGGTGTTACCAGTATCACATTCACTGGTAATGGTGGATCACCAACAGGATATGATCCAAACAATGGAGAATATCCACTTGGTGGTTTGATGGTTTCTGTTGGTTCTATTAATGGATTTGGATATCAACCTTTGGTTTCTGCTGGTGGAACAGTTACTGTTTCTACTAGTGGAACAATATCTTCCGTTAGTATTGCAAATTCTGGTTCTGGTTACAGAGCTGGTATTCAAACTGTTGTTAATGTTGGTGTTCAAACTTATAGTAGTGGAATTCCAAATATTGAATTCATTGGAACTGCTGCTATAAGTGGTGGTCATATTGTAAGTGTAGCCATTACAAACCCTGGTGTTGGATATACAGGAACTAATCTTCCAGATCTACTATTTGATGATCCTTTGAGTTATGAAAACATTCCTTTGAGTTATGCTCCTGGTTACGTTGGTTCTGGTCAAAGTGCAACTGTTGATATTGTAGTTGGGCAGGGATCAAGTGTTATTAACTTCATTCTTAGAAACTATGGTTTCGGATATGGTAATGGTGAAAGACTTGTATTTGAAGCTGGTGGAACCACTGGTATTCCTACTAATACAAGTTTGACATTTGAAAGTTTCCAACTTCTGATTGATGAAGTTTACGATGACAAGTTCAATTCTTGGTCTGTCGGTAATATAGAAGTCCTCGATACCATTGACAATGAATTTGACGGATTTAAGACTAACTTCCAAATCACATTAAATGAACTTCCATATACGATTGCAACTAGAAGTGGCTCTTTAGTTGACGTTGAACAAACATTGATCGTATTTATTAATGATATATTACAGGTTCCTGGAATTGGATATAAGTTCAATGGTGGATCTATTATTGAATTTACTGAAGCACCTAAGGTAGGTGATACCTCCAAGATTCTATTCTATAAAGGAACTGGTAGTGTTGACGTTAGATTTGTTGATATTCTAGAGACTGTTAAACCTGGTGATACTCTTGATATCGATAACAACCCAGAACTTGGTCAGGATATTTCATTTGATGAAGATCTAAGAGTTGTTACTGGTATTAATACTGTTGATTCACTGTTTACCAATCCTTACAGTGGACCTGGTGTTACTACTGATCCAAATTTCCTGAGACCTGTTACTTGGTGTAAGCAACTTGTTGATAAGGTTATTGATAATGTAGTTGTTGGTAAAGATAGAACTCATTATGAACCTTTGATCTATCCTTCATCATATTTAATTCAGTCAGTATCCTCCGCTTCTACTTTTGCATACGTCGATACGATAGAACCTCTTTATGATGCAGAAAATGAATCCTATCAGAGAAATTTCCAAAATAGTATCATTATTACATCTCAAGATTCACTGGTTTCATCATCTGCTTCTGCAGTAGTTTCTGCTGCTGGAACAATCACATCTATCAATATTACCAACCCTGGTGTGGGTTATACACTTCCTCCACAGGTTACTATTTCCACACCTGTTGGAGTTGGAACAACACAAAGAGCATCTGCAACGTCAAATATTATTAATTATGGTGTGAATAGTGCTACAGTTATTAATCCTGGAACTGGATATACCTCATCTAATCCACCAGCCGTTCTCATTGAAACCCCAGATATTGTAAGAGAAAACATTCTTGTAGATTCCTATGTTGGAGATTATGGTATAGTTGTTGCAATGGGAAGATCAACAGTTTCTGGACAAGATGAAATGTTAGTTGATTTCTACATTCCTGAAACTTCGTTTATGAGAAATACTAGTGTCGTTGGTACAGCAGTTACTGTTAGTACACTTGATGTTGGTGATTATTTCACTATGTTCAACACAAATGTATCGATTTCTACTGCTGGAACCTTGGTTAGCGAGAGAATTGACGGATCACAAATTGCAATTACTACATCATTTGCAGATTCAGTTTATCAAGTTAGAAATGCAGCCACAGTTGAATCGGATGTAGTCGGTGTGGGTGTAACTTATGTGAGAAGAATAACATCAAATCTCACTGGTATTAGTAGTGGATCTTCTTTTGATAGTACTTTCATTACGTTTGACTCCACTATAGTTACATTTGATTCTAGGAACTTCCAGATTTTCACTGGTGGTATCAGTACATCTAATTATATTGGTAATTATAGTTGGGGTAGAATCAATTTTGATAATAGAGTTGGAATAAGTACTTTTAATTTCTACGGAAATGATGGTTACTCAGGTATTTCAACTTCATCTTTGGTTGTTAGACGATCTCCTTTAAAATATGATAATTACGTTTAATATCATAAATAAACCTATAAGGATATTTAGAAGTAATGTCAAAACTTGGAATTAATACTGGTACAGTTCCTAATGATGATACTGGTGATTCTTTGTTAGAGGGTGCAGTAAAAGTTAACAGTAACTTTGACGAACTTTACACACTTCTTGGTGATGGTAATACATTATCAGTTGGTGTTGTTACTGCAATCACTGCTGGATCAGGTATCGATGTTAGTAGTGCATCGGGTAATGTAACGGTCACCAATACTGGTGTTGCCGGGACTGCAAATATTAAAGCTGATACTGTTACTGTATCTGGTGTCTTAACAGCTACTAGTTTTAGTGGAACAGTTCCATCTTCAAGTTTAAGTGGTGCATTACCTGCATTAGATGGATCTGCATTAACTGGTGTTATTGGATCTGGATCTGGTATTGTTGTTAAACATGATGGTTCAACAGTTGGAACTGCTGGAACAATTAACTTCTCAACAAACTTAGATGTAACTGCAATTCATTCTGGTATTGTAACTGTTACTGCATCTGGTGGAGGTGGTGGTGTTGGTTCTGGTAGCACATGGACAAACTATGATAGCAATACTGGTATTACAACTACAAAGAAAGTAAAGATTCAAAATGATTTAGAAGTTACTGGTGTTACTACTGCATTAGGTGGAATTGAATTTGGTGCTGCTGGTGTCGGTGGAACAATAAGATCAAATGGAGATGCTACCTTTGCAGGTATTGTTACTGCAACTTCTTTTCAAGGAGATGGTTCTCTACTAACTAGAACTCTCGTTACTGGATCCACATCATCTATTACAAATAATCAAATTGGTAATATTGATATTAATGGATTTAAGTCATATGCTCTGATGAAAGTTGGAATAACCACTGCCGGATGGATACGACTATATACTGATAGTACATCTAGATCTAATGATGTGGGTAGAAGTGTTGGTATTGATCCAACACCAGGAAGTGGGGTAATTGCTGAAGTTGTTACAACAGGTATTTCTACAACTAAAATTATTTCTCCTTTTGTTATGGGTGGTAATATGAATGATCCTGTTAATACTACAATTTATGCTTCAATTACAAATCTTTCTGGTACTACTCAAACAATTACAGCATATTTAACCATTCTTAAATTAGAGAAAACCAATTAAGAAATCATGGCAATTACTACAGCAACATATTACAAGGCCTCAGGATGGTCAAGAACTGATGTTATAGATCAGTTAGAAAATGCATTTACTTGGTTAAATTTGCATGGTACAGCTATATCAGGAATGGTTACATCCCTTCAGTATAGTCATGGTGGAGGAACTGTTGGTTCTTCTGGTACGTATTATTATGATGTTCCATCAACTTCAAGTGGTAGTGGGACAGGTGCTACTTTTGATGTTCGCAGAAGTAGTGGTAATGTGTATGCTATATATGTTAATCGGCCGGGAAAGGATTACGCAGAGAGTGAATTTTTAACCATATCTCCAGAGGATATTGGTACATCTGCTGGTGGTGCTGTTGCAATTGGTGTTACAGTATCAGTTGATGGGCAGGGATCTCCTGTATCATATGGAGGAGCTACCCAATTCTTTGATAAGAACCTTACACCGACTGATAATAATCGTCCTTGGGGAGTATTAAAACAAGATTTTGATACTACTAAAAAATATGGTGTAACTTATAGAGGATTTAAAATACATGATGACTATAGAATGGGAATCTATGCAGGTAATGAATTTTTTCCTTTTGATCATACTAACAATACCAATCTAGGTGGACAAGAAAGAGATAGTTTTAGAGGAACTCAATTATTAGACATTGCCGAAAACATCTCCAGTCAGGATTTAGATACTGATTCTGATATGTATGCACAAATTAGTGCCGTGCACACTAATGAGATTCCTGCATTTGCTGCTTCATCTTCAGGTACAAGTCATGGTTTAAAATTAAACATTTATCGTTCAGGTGAAGACACTGATTTTGCCGTTCTTTCTTTCTGTCAACCATCAATTAGTGGTACAATAAATGATGAAACATTCTTAACATTTATTGTCCATAATTTTGATTCAAGTCTTTGGGATTATGATCAAGTATATTCTGCTGGTTTGACAGTAATTAAGCCGACGAACTCACTTAATACCTCTGATGGTAATACGGGCATTATGGGATTTAGAACATGGTTAAGTGGAAACAGTTATATTCCAGGTGGTAATCAAAGAATCGGAGTAAGAGCAGCAGAAGCAGGATGGTCTCAAATAAGAAATGAGTCCCAACATTACGGTATAGTAGCACAAAACTATTCAATACAATCAACTCAAACATCTTATACTACTTCTGATTCTGGTATGACTGGATCTGTTCCTGGTAGTCAGGAAGCTACTATTTTCTCAAGAAATACTGAATTTAAAAATAGTGGGCAAATACAAAGTGCTGGTAGTGACGCGTATGGAAATAGAGATCCAATCACGACATATACTTCGGTAATCAAGGGTATTCCTATTAACGGAAATCTTATTCCTTGTCCTTACTATATGCCAGATGATTTTGTTCTGATTGATTTTAAATTGACCGCATCAGAACAAGATATTAAACAAGGGGATACGGTTACTATTAGTGGTAGTGAAGTTTATACTGTTATTACTGGTTCTTATAATAAGTATAATGAAACTGCTGGTATGTTATTCTGTGCGAGGACTACCTGATGGCAAATTTTAATGTACCAAATCTAGCAACAGCAGTTCCTGGATTTGATCCAACCATGACTGATGCCACCCAGGCTACATTTACCGTAAACCATTATGTACCATCTAATTCTAATAAAAGCATATCTTTTACAGAAACAAGACCTGGATGGTTAACTGGTAGAAGACCATCACAGGGTCAGTTGTTCCCAAGAGGTGTGTATAACAAGTAAGTTAGATAAAACAATTTCATTTAGTTCATAAATAAGAAAAAAGTCCTCTAAAAATGGCAGCGATAATTACTGATCAACTTAGAATATTGAATGCTAAGAACTTTGTTGGTGAAGTTTCTTCCAGTT